TACATTTTCATTTAATCCAATATATTGTCTATCAAAAAATACTTCAGTATTAGCAGAATAATTTGAAAATTCTACATTTTGCAAATCATTTGTCAAACTATCAAATCTATAATCACTTATCTTAAAATCTTTATAATATGACCAATATTCTGATGATAAATTATCTATAGTAGATTGAGTAATAAGTTCTTTTGACAATCTAATAATTCTATATGGAACATCATCTAAAACTGTTACTCCTGTATAATCTTTTACTGGTAGCCCATCTACTTGTAATAATATTCCTGTATCTGCAGCGAGGTCAATATTATTTATTATAAATTTTTGATTATTTAATGTTATTGAAGTATTACTAAATTCTGGAAAACCATCTATTTGAACGATATCATTATTACGCAACCATAAATCTGTATCAGTTTTAATTTTAACATAACTTTCGACCACTCTCACTTGTTCCGTGTGTGAAGCTGATGCTGTAATCGGAATTATGAAAGCTGTGCCGCTAGTTTGAGTTATATCCGCATGAGGAATAATTTTATCATTTATAAAAACTGTTAATGTACTAGGTTCATATGTTTTAGTAAGTGTGTGAGATGTTGCAACAGAACTGATTGTTTCTCCAGAAAGATCAAAATAAGAAGTTTCATATTTTGTTGTAATACCATCATTTGTAGCCGCGTCTTCTTTTATAAAATATGTCTGACACAAAGACCAAAATCTAACATCATCATATGTTTGTTCTAAAAAGGATTCTTTCATTACCTGTTCTGTGGTCGCTGTATGCTTAACTTCACACTTATCTGCCTCACTTAACCAAACACCATCAATTCTTTCATCATCTGATCCTGTTGTCCATTCAATATGAGACAGATCAAATTTTGGTTCAGGAACAGGCACCACTATAGGAATATCAAAAACTAGTAAAAAGGATCTATATTTTATATTTTGATTAACATTTGAATTCTCAACAGTATTGACAGTTGTTGCTGGATCAGTTTTAAACAATGACAGATCTAAAGTATTTCTCAGAATTACTTCACCAAACATATTTAATCCTGCTGGATGAATTGTATTTAAAATTAAATCCCTAAAAAGTTCAACTGATTTATCTGATTTTATAACATAAGAAAAATCTTGATAATATACACTATCTTGAAGCTTCTTTTGTGAACTACATTGTCCATCCGCCCCCGCATAAAACCCAGGATAATATCTAACAGAATCCACAATGAGTGAAGCATTAGCAAGACCATTTCCAAAACCAGTAAAATCAAACGTTGGTGGAATTGGAGTTCCCCATTTATCCGTGCCATATCCTGTTCCAGGATTATCAATGCGGACTGATGTAACACCTCCCCCCATAGTATCAACAACAAATACCGCATCCTGTCCTATAGGATAAGATCGACCACCAGTTGAAGGATATCCATTAGTTTCTATGTAATTAAAATTAGTATCTATTGAAAGAGTTGGCGTTGATTGATAACCTTTTCCATAATCCATTATTTCTATAGTTTCAATTTTACCTACCGTAACATCTGAAAATGTAAGAGATTCTAATGTTGATGTATTAGTATTTGAAAGAAATGTGGCCGTGTGTCCCACATTAGCAGAAATTCCCCCGTAATCACCATTTATTGCGACAGAATTTGTATATGGATGATCACTTTCAATTTCAGAAATTAATGTAGGAGTAAATGCAAATCCATCTCTTCTAAAAGCATAAACAGTATCATCTGAAGTAAAAGCCAGACTTGTATCTGCAGATGAATTTGCAGTTGGTGCATATCTAATAACCGTATTACTCAATACTTCAACTACAACTCCCCTCTTTGTTGATTGAGACGCATTATTCTGTATGAAATAATTTGAAAGTAAAAATTCCTCTCTTATGGGAATATCTGTTTCTGAAGAGAGTGTCATAACATGAGTATTCGCCAATTCAAAAATCTTCTCATTACTTATTTCTACAGTAGAAAGTGCAAATGGATCTAATACAGTAACTTTTGCTCTCGCACTCTCCGTAGGAAGTGATAACGTATTATCAAAATCTACCCAATCCCCCACTTGATATCCTGAACCTACATTAATTCTTATTAAACTTGTGACTTGATCCTCTGTAGTACTACCGACTTTTGCAACAACACCCACACCAATTCCACCAATTAAAGGAACAGTTTCCTCTTTTGTATATTGTCTACCCTCAGTAATCATAGTGGTTGTATTTGCGTTTGGATTAGAAGAAACCATTCCCAAAACTGCAGAGTTTGCATAAGAACCATCATCACTCAATGAAGTTGCTTGAACTAATTCTCCTATCTTAAAACTTCCAATTTGATTTTTTAAATATAACTCTGTAACATACGTAGTAGATACTTTATTAAGAGCTAATGAAGTTATAAATGCACTCGATCCAGTAGTTTGCCCTACTATAGTTCTCCCTAAAAATTCACGATTTACAAATTCATCATTAACATGTAGGGTTATATTTCTAATCCAAGCTCCATGAGAAGGTTTAAGCATATCGACTTTTGGATAATAAAAGTCTACGCTTTCTGTTGACAATGCTGCTCTAAAGAGTGTTTGATATGATCTTTCATCACCCTTTTCCATGTAAACTTCTTTAATTTTCGATGCGAATATTTTTTTATCAATATCTAAATCTTCTGGCCAATTTTCAAAAAATTCATATCTAAAATTATAAAATAAATCATTATTAGGAGATGGAAATTCACTCCAATCAAGAGCAACCTTCGAAGCATTTAATGGATTTCTTCTATAATGATGTATTGTCCCTGTCGCACCATTACTACCAGTTATAGTTTCACCAGCTTCAAATATTACATTATTAGTTTGTGACACATACAAGTATACTCCGGTTCCCAAATTCGTAGAAGTATCTATTGATAATATCTTAGCAGTGGCACTATTCGTGTCACTTGTAATTACCTCTCCCTCAGAAAATGCGCCAGTATTCGCGCTAAGATGTACTTGAATTGATTCTAAAAATTGATAATAGCTTTTTAGAAATTGAACAAACATTAAGTTTTCTTTTCGAAAACTCGCAGGAAGCTGATTTTCTACAATACAAGATATATTATTATTAACTGTAGCCATTAAAAATCACCTTAATATGTTGTTGTCGTAGTTGTTGTTGAATTTGCGGTGACACTTCTTCTTTCTAAAATATTTACATCTGTAACATTAATTATAACATCACTATCTAAAATTTGAAAAATTTGTTCTCTTACTGGAATCATGTCCTCCTCAACTGGTTCAAAATATATGTGAACAATATTATTTGTAATGGCTTGTGGGGCAAAAGCCACCAATGTTACTTGTCCTGTATCATAATCAATAGATCCAATATTATTTCTTACTATAGTTTTTATAGTACCCGTCATTCTATATACTCTTATAACATTATTATAATCTTCTAATTTACATCCACTATATAAAGTGCCAGCCGTGTCTGCATATGTAAAACTTGAACTAGATATGGCACCCAAATATCCATCAAATGGATGTGCTATCGCATTATTAAAATAAAATCTATAGGTTACTGCCGTAAGCAATGAGGGAATAAATGATGTATAAATTTTAAGTGTCATAAGACTATTAGTAATAGCATCATCTGATTTGTCTATTTTTGTCAATAGTTTTGAAAATTTAAAATTAGTATCAAATAGTCTTAAATCTGTAGTATTATAATTCTGCACTGTAGTTTTTACTTTTGCCGCAATCGCCGATGAAGATCCTGTAGTTAAAGCGGAATCATATTTTACTGTTATTGTTGGTTGAACTTTATAAATGATTGGGTCAGTTATTACTGGTTCAATTGCTACCATTTTTCTATCAGACAATAACGCTATAACCGTTTTTCTTTGTGCAGTTGTTAAAAATTCCGCACCTTTTGGTTTTATCGCAACATATACTTTACCATAAACAGGAGTTGCGGAAGTTTCTCCTCCCCAAGACTGTATGCTTTCCGCATCTGGAAAATTTGCGAATATTAATGCTTTATAATCCTCTACTGTTACCGCTCGTCTTTGAGAAGAAAAAGTTTTTGGTGCATTAAATTTTATTGATTCAATTGATTCTCTTTCCGCGCCACCATATGCCGCGGTTGAGGTTGATATGGAAATATTATCAAATCCTCCTATCGCATCTCTTGCTTTAAATACTGCAGCTCCATTAGGGCCAGTTCCGTTACACATTAATGCTCTAACTTGAACTTGATTTCCATGTGTTAATGCCCTTCCAATAGATCCGTCACCAAATTGAATTTCATATCTACCATTAGACACTTCTGAAGTAAAATATATATTTGCTGTGCCAGATATGGCTGTAAAATCTCCCGCCTTTTCATATACATAAGATGTTGCATCAGATGAAGATACTTTAACAGTGACTTCTGCTGTCGATATATCTACATTTGAACTTGGTAACACAAATCTTTGTTCTGTATCTGAAGTGTCTTTAGTAAATGTATATACCGTAGGAACCCCCTCTTTTACATCCATTTGTTTTACATAAGCTCCAGCTAAATTTTTATCTATTTGAAATGCCTGTGTTGTTGCAAAAATAAATTCTTTTCCTCTGATTGTTGAAGTAAATTTTGTAAATTTATCACATGTAATAAAAGAAGGATCTCCTGTCGGGACAACAGTAACATTGATAACCGCACCGGCTCCAATTTGAGATCTTGGTGTATAATTTAACATTGCAGCTTTGGATGCAACTGAATTTCTTATAGAAGCACTGCCCAAATACATTTCATTCGCAACCATATTTAAATAAAATGAATTATAATGTGTATTATAAGCCAGAACATTAAGAATCGTATTTATTCCTGAAGCTGTGAAATCATAACCAGAAAAAACAGTCTGATTACCTAAAAATGATTTTAGATTATCTTTAATTTGATCAAAATCTAAATCTGTTACATCTATTTTCTCTGTTGCCATTTTATTCTACTTCCAAAAATTCTGTAATAGTTATTGTTATTGGTTCTTTAACTGGTGTAACTGTAATTTGAACACTGTATCCGTTTTGATCTGGTCGTGGAATACATTCAATACCTTGAAGTTCTACTATACCATCCCCATTCTCTTTAATTGCATCTGTAATAGTAGTTTTAATTGCTTGGGCAGTAACACTATTAACCATTTCAAACAAATGAGCTTCAACATCACAAAAAAATTGTGCATTAAAAGGAACTTCATATCTTCTTGTTTTTAATAAATGTTTTATACCCTGTGTAATAGCTTCTATTTTATCTTTCATAAGAACATCCCCTGTCACAGGATGTTTTGCGAAAGATAAAGAAACGTCATTAATCTCTACCTTGTACCCAAACTCGTAAGAGCGCAAAGCTTTTTCTAAATTAAAATCTCTTTCTGTTGATGAAAATGTATATGCCATAATACTAATATTTATATGTTATCAAACTAAACCTGCCCCTTCTAATACTTTTGAAATCATACGTGGATCCGTTCCTCCTAAAAGTATCATCATTGCGTAGGTAAAGTCTAAATTTTCTGGTGGTGGATTAGCAGCGCTGGTTAATTTTTTCCTTATCATATCAGTTCCACCGGTTGCAGGAGGAATCCAAAGAAAATATATTCCAGCATCTACGATTCCTAATGTTATTAATTCCAAAAATTCTTCCATCATTTTTAATATTTTTTCTAATTTTGGTATAATTTTTTCTTCAATAAATTCAACCAATTCTTCTATTTTTTTAATTAAACCTGAACCAATTCCCTTTAATCCTTCTAAAAAATCTATTATTACTTCCAAAAAACCTCTAAGTCCAGGTATCATATCTTCTACATTATAACTCCAAAAATCAGGATAAACAGATTCAGGTAGATCTTCCTTTTTAGAAGTATTCTTATTAACCGCCCTAACAGAACAA